TTTTTGCTTAAGGTAACGGTCAATTCTTTCTGCACTTGATGTAGTTTTGCTCACACTCCCAGCTTTGCTAAAACCAGCAGTTGCGAACTCTGTTTTAAGATTTTTTATAATAGTATTGAGTAGACCATAACTAATTGCATCACTTCCTACTGCGTCAAACATTGCATTAAGGCTAAATGTTTTTCTAGTTTTAACCCAATTGGCAATTTTCTTTGCATCATTTTCATTTAGATCTTTATTATAGGTCCATCCTTTTACAATTTTTAGAACAATAGAATCAATATCAACTAATGCGTTTCTGGCTTCTAGCCAATCTTTTGGCTGTAACTTGGTTTCTTCCTCTGTGATAAATTTGCTAAATGTTTTCATTTTTTCTTATTCTCCTATTTAATATCTCATCTCTTCCCAAACTTGACCGGCGAATTCCTCTAATCGTGGAGAATCTGGTGTATTTCCGGAATCTCCTAACACGCCCACAGGACTCAATTCATCCTCTAGATTTTTCATTTCCATCTCAAATAATTCATCGCGTATATTGATGTCAGTCATATGCTGAAATAATGAGACAGATGTAAACCATGAAAATAAGACTAGGGTCATCACAAGATCATCATGATTACCACCTTCTGCTTCATATGAATTCCCTTTCGACACAAAAGAGCACAATTCCTGAATCGTATTTTTATCATAGATCAATAGGCGATTTTCTTCTATCAGGTCTTTTAATGTACTACATCCTATCATTTTCACGCGCTTTGTTGTTTCAACACCAAACATCGTTCTTCCCCCACGAACCTCATTATAAAGATTTTCATATTCCATATCTTGAAATAATGAATTAACAACCATTGAACCATTATCATTTGTTTCGACGATAATAAAAGCATCATTATATTGTTTTCCATATTTGCTTAGAATAACAGGCAAAAGTAATGGAGAAACCGTATTATCATAATATGTTGCAACTTGTGTGATAGGGGAAGATGTAACATCAAGAATCGAAAATGCGGAATAGTCTTGTCCTCTGCCTCTTGATACATCAACAGTCATCACATAAGAATGATCTTCTATTGGTTCAGCATAAATCGATACAGTATTTTCTGAATTGGTTCTAATAGGATTTTGTGCCGCGATTCCCATCAATTTATTGCCATCGATAAGCGTTCGCCCAGATCCAAGAAATGATCCTTCATGCTCTTGTTCGAATTGGCGTTGACTTGTATTCTTTATTGTCTCTTCTTTCCATTTTTCATCGCGCCCCGGAATATCTTGCCAATACACTCTAAAAGGAGCATAAGAATTCGTTTTTGTGACAGCCCCCATCCAGATACTGTGGAACATATTTCCTACCCCATTAGGAGTAGAGGTTATAATTACCTTCGATGATGTACCAGCGGTAATTACTGGATAGGTAGAAGTATAAAATGTTTCTGCGTCATTTACGAAAGCGAATTCGTCACAATACAAGACATTTACTGATTCACCTCTAATACTTGATGAAGATGTTGATGCGGCAATGATTTTGGTATTATTAGAAAACAGGATTTTCCCTTTATTCAAAACACGACAACCGGGCTGAAGGAAAAACGGTAGATTCTCTAAAGCTAGTGTATATCGTGCCAAAATTTCTTTTGCAGTTGCGCCTTTGTTAGCAAGAATGGCGACAACCTTATCCGAATTGAAAAGTGTATACCAAAGCAAATACGCAACAACAGAAGTAGTTTTTGCAGCCTGTCTTGGAGTTAATGTGATACTGAAACGATTATCATGGAAATTTTGAATCATATTTCGTTGATAATCATATAGCTTAATTTTCTGAAGACCGTGGTCAAGAGTAATGATCTTCATATAATTCTCAATGAAATACAACGGATCAGTTGAACAACGGTGATATTCTAATATCTTTTCTTTAGTCCATTGCTCTACAACGCCGTGGCGCTTTATTAATTGATTGCCTAAATAGGAATCTCTTAATTGGTATTCGTCTTGAGAAAAATCGTATGCTAATTCCATGGTAACATTTTGAATATATGTATCAATAGGGCTGGGAATGTCTGTTCTGTTACGACGGAATACACGCTTAATGCAATAAAAGAGATTGCACCCAATGTTCCGGCAATCCAATATCCTATTTTGACTAATAGCTTATAATGTTCAATATCTTTTTCTGATTTCTCTGATTCTTTTTTGGCTTTTCGCAAAAACATGGCATCCATTTCATCTATATGTCGTTCGAAATTGCCACCAATTCGATCGATAGAAAGTAAAATTGAGCTTGTTTGTTGTTGTATTATATCGACATTGCCGCGTAGCGTTGTAATGTCAGAATGGACTTGATCATTCTTAACTGCCTGTTGTTCAATAAAATTTATTGCGCTAGATAGTTGTTTTTGAATTGAGTCTAATGCAATTTTCAAATTTGCAATTTCAAGATGGATTTGTTCATTCTTAATATTTTGTTGTTCGATGAATCGTTCAAGAACAAGAATCTGTTTTTCATGTGAGCGAATAGCATACGACAATTTCTCAATATCGATGTCATTCTTGCGTAAACTTTCACTGAATGTTATAAGAGTATTTTCTAATTGCTTTAGTTTAGGAAGGGTATAAAGACGGGTTAGCTTATCCGAGAAAAACTCATTTCTTAATTTTCCCGTTTGCTCCTTTGCTGAAAATTCCTCATCAAGAATGAAATCAACAATATCTTTATATTTGTCTTGCCCCAATTCAGTTTCGATTTGTTTTTCTAATTCTTGGATTTCGGTTGTTTCTTTATTATTCTTATCAGTCATTATTGCTTCCTTCTAAACCAAACGGTTGAATGACACAGCAGGCGCATCATTCAACCGTTTGTATCAATATATAATGTTATTTATTGATTAAGAAATTACTTCGCCTACTACTTGTGGAGCCTTTGCAATTAAGATAATTTCAATTGCAGCCCGCACGATTGCTTTTGAAATTGTTGTAAATTCAGCTGTAGTATTTGAAATTACAAAATCTCTTTTTTCTGCCCCGGTACGCGGATCATCTATAAGGCTTTCGACCAAAGTCCCAATTCTTTGAAATGGCCCCGTGCCTATATAAAGTCTAATTGCATTGAACGCAATTGTAATAAGTGTTTGTCTAAACATCATCTTTTTCCTCTTTTTGGTTTATTTGATTTATGATGCTTGATTCCGCATCAAGAGCTTGTTTCATCATTTCCTGAATCTGGGTTGTTGTTCCGTAGAAATTAAATTGATTCGCATTTGTTGGTACACCAGGAGTTGATTTTTCTAACTGCTTATTCTTATCGACTGTTGTTTTATGCAAATCAGATAGACGATCTGTTATATCAGAAGCTGATTTAATTAGATTTGAAAACACTTCAATCGCGCGAGGGCTTTCACTGTCACGCGCCAATTCAAAAGAGAAGTCGATTGCATTTTTTGCTTTTTCAATCAAATCAATATATGTTTCTCTGACATATGCAAGGTCTTCTTCTCGTTTATCCTCTATCACGGAATATCACCGACATCATCAATAGAAAAGAATGATGTTTCGATACGATATCCATCAGCTTTTGTTTCATCATCGATTGCTTCGATTGTGACATTCTCTTGCAATTCACGAGTTGTAAAATCGTTAAAGTTCATAATAATCTTGCGAATGACACCTTGAGAATCAGAAGGCCCGAACAAGCGAATATTCAATTCAAAATCAAGCGTGAATAATATTTCTCTATTTGTCAGGAAATCCCCTTCGTATGAAATTGATGGCGACGCGCTAGTTAAAGTAATCGGCATATCCCATATTGAAAGCGTCGCATCTTCATTTAATTGGCGAATGGTAACAATAAAATCAGGTCTAAAATATGGAAGAATTTGCTCGATAATCTGCAAACCATCATCCATGTATTTGACTTTTATCGACAGTTGAATTCCTAATTTATAAGGAGCATAATTAAAGGTACTAATTGCAGACTCAGGTTTGTTTGTCGAATCTTGAACTCTTATCCGATGAACCGTTTTACCAACCATTGGTAATGCTGATTCAGGATCATAAGAAAGTTGAGTTATTTCAAAAGACATTCGTGGTAACACAATCGCCACATCCCCTTTCTTAACAAAATCCAAATCCCTTTGTGTTTGTGTTTTAGTCAGAGCTAATTCAGATGGCCCATAAAATAAAGGAACCTTTTGTTCGGTGTGTAGAATTTTACCGTCATCATCTCGTCTAACAACAGATATATTATTGAACATTGTGCCGAATACGGTCAATGCTCTTTTAATCGATGCATGATAAAAATATTTATTAAACATGGGTTAACTCGACGAAAGCCGGAAGATAATCTGCTGATTTCCGAAGAAATCCCCATCAATGTAAAGACCAGTACGATTTTCTCTACTCAATACAAAATCAATTCCCATATTTTGTAGTAATTTTACAAATTTAGGTTTCATTTCTGCAATACAGATAATTGCATTGCGCTTTTGTCGTTTTAAGAATGATTCTAATGGCGGCGATTGGGGCATCTTTATTTCATTTGGAAAATCTTTTGCTTGTATCTGATATGCCGCATCTTCTAAATTCGACAACTCATCTTGATTGTTTTCATTGATGTAAATTGTTAATCGAGTTTTTATTCTATCTAGGTTGTTCATAGCGCGCCTGCAACAGAAGGACTTGTTTTTCGATCTTGTGCTTTAAGGCTTAAAACCCAGCTTCCCGTATTGCCTTCTTTTGTGAAAAGGATGTCACCATTCAATAATTGTCCTTCAGTGAGAACTAGTTCGTTCG